AATGCCTCGAGAAGAATTATATGGAAAGTTGCATCATGAGTGTATTCGTGTGGGAAAAACATTAACATGGGCAAGATGGTTAGCTGATCAATATAATGTTCCATACAGCAATCGTGCAAAGGGTGGTGGTTCTTTACAACAAATGGTATATCGTATAGAACGAGACTACTATAACGGAATAACTCACGAAGATGATCTCGTAATAGTTGGGTTGACTTCCATGTATCGTTGGTTCCAGTTTTCAAACAAAGGTCATGAGTTATCTTGGGTATTTAGTAGTGAAATGTGCGGAATGCCACAACTCAACGAAAGTTTAGTGGAACATTATGTTACTTCACAAAACATAATTTGGAATTACCATGTTTATCTAAATTATTTGCAAATGTTGGCAGATAAGAGAAAAAATATATTTGCTATCAATGCAATAACACCATTCTCTGCAGAAAGTACATTTACTACTAGAAACGAAAACGTTAAGTTCTCGGAAGATTTTTCCAAAACTATAGATGGGTTCCAATATCCGTTTATTTTGAACCCAAAATATGGTATGGGGCAGATATATGCGCATCTTCCAAAAGAAGAGGCAACGCATGGGTATGGGCATCCAAAGGTAAAATATCATAAAGAATTCGCTAAGTTAGTTGCTGAATGGATTGATCGTTTAAATGATTGAGTGGGGTATATCCGCTGCAGCGCATGATGCTGCGTTAACTGTTGTCGACGGCGAGCAGATTCTATTTGCCTCACACGCAGAACGTTACAGCGGAATTAAAAATGACAAGCACCTGAATGCTGATCTGATCGATGCAGCGCTGAAGTTTGGTAAACCAGAAAAAATACATTGGTATGAAAAACCAAAACTTCGAGGAATGCGCAGACTACTTTCGGGACAAGGAATTGTTCGCTTTAGCGTAAGGCAATATCTAAAAGAATTCGGTCTCGAAGTTCCAGTCGAATTTGCTTCACACCACGAGTCGCATGCCGCAGCAGGTTTCTATACTTCTACTTTCGATTCGGCAACTGCTCTTGTAATCGATGCTATCGGCGAATTCGACACGGCATCTATTTGGTTGTGCGAAGGTGAGAAGATGAAGAAGAAGTGGAGTATGGATTATCCAAAATCTCTTGGATTATTTTATTCCGCTATAACAGACAGAGTTGGATTGAAACCAAACGAAGATGAGTATATCCTAATGGGTATGGCAGCGTATGGTAATCCTGTCAAGCATTATTGGGATATGCGCGAACTCTACGAGCGAGTAAATTTACATCGTGGGTGTAAGTGGTGGATGAAAGAAGAAGATCCTGATCACTATGACCTTGCTGCATCCGCACAGAAGATTTATGAAGAAGAATTCGATAAACTACTCATTCGCGCAAAGATGAAAGACCCTTTACAAAATAATCTAGTATTATCAGGGGGTTGCGCACTTAACTGCTCCGCAAATCATATCGCATTGAAATACTTCAAGAATGTTTGGATCATTCCGAATCCAGGAGATGCTGGTAGTTCCCTTGGTGCTATTGCTGCAAATAATCGTGAGAAACTAAACTGGCAAGGTCCATATCTCGGTGAGAATATTGATACTGAATATCCTGTAGAAAATCTATTGACTTCTTTGCGTAATGAGGGTATAGTTGGAGTTGCTAGTGGAAGAGCAGAGTTTGGTCCGAGAGCATTTGGTAACCGAAGTCTCCTCGCTGATCCATCTAGACCAGACATTAAGGACAGAGTAAATGCAATCAAGCGCAGACAAAAGTTTAGACCATTCGCACCAGTCATCCTTGAGCAACATGCAGCAGAGTATTTTGACATGCCAGTTGAAGTATCCCCTTACATGCAGTTTACTGCAAGATGCAAATTTCCTACAAAGTTCCCTGCTATCATTCACACTGATGGCACATCTCGCGTCCAAACTGTAAACAGACAACAGCATCCAGGATTGTTTGAATTGTTGATACGGTGGTATGAAGAAACAGGTTGTCCGATGTTACTGAACACCAGTCTTAACATCAAGGGATTTCCCATGGTAAATGACGAAAAAGATGCTGCTATGTTCCAAAACATCTATAAAGTGAAAGTATTTTAATAAATAGATCTATGGCAGAGATATTCAAATTTCCTGATAGGTTCTATGGGAAACGGTTATACCGAATACCGTTGTATTCGGATATGGACATCGATATTGTTTTATTCTGCGTTAATGCATTTGGCGAAACAGATAATCGTGTAATTATCGACGATCTGATCAAAATGGATCCAGTCGATGTTATAAAATGTATTGACTTTTCGCTTGAATCAGAGTATATTTCTAATACTACGAAAGCGTATATTGAATGTATTCGTAAGTCAATCGAGGAAATTCCCTTTAAACTTGAGAACTAATATATTATGAATATTTTTTACCTTGACCGCGACGTCAAAACTTGTGCTACATATCACAACGATAAGCACGTTGTTAAAATGATTTTAGAGTATGCCCAATTACTGTCAACAGCACATCGTATGCTTGATGGTGACGAATACATTGATGCCTCTTCGGGGCGACGAATTAAACGTTGGCGTCTCAACAATGAGAGTATGGAAAATATACTTTACAAGGCATCACATATTAACCATCCCAGTGCTATTTGGGTTCGACAATCTAATAATAATTACAATTGGTTGATGTGTTTACTACAAGATCTTTTACAGGAATATACACATCGCTATGGTAAGATTCATGCAACTGATCGCTTAGTATATTGGTTGCGCAAACCTCCTGCTAATATTCCTGTTGGTTATTTTACGCAACCAACTCCTGCTATGCCTGATGAATACAAAGATCCTTGCTCAATTGTTTCGTATCGTAACTATTATATCGGTGCGAAAAAAACTATGGCAAAGTGGAAAAATCGTCCTATTCCGGAGTGGTGGAGCGATACAGTTTAATAAATACTAACATGAGAACAAAAGAACCAATCCCCATTTCAGATACCGAACTCCCTCGGTAACAAACGGCGACTTCACCTGTAGGTGGCGTCGCCTTTTTTGTATTCACTCTAGTAAGAATAAGGACTGTTCATGACGAGAAGAAAAAACAATCTCCAAGTTGTATCGAATTCTGAACCAAAGGTAACAATTGAAAAGAGTAAACTGTGCAAAGTTAAATATGAGGATCTACGAAATATTCAACCTAAGACACAGAATCAACGACTCTTCTTCGATCTATATAATCAACAGTCCACTGCAATGCTACTACATGGGGTAGCAGGAACAGGCAAAACTTTTATTTCCATGTATAAAGCACTTGAAGAAGTTCTGGATCCAACAACAGATTATGAACGTCTTGTTGTTGTGCGTTCAGCAGTACCATCAAGAGATATCGGACACCTTCCAGGTGACGAGAAGGAAAAAACAGAGGTCTATACTTTACCATATGTTGAGATTTGTGATGACTTGTTCAATCACATTCAACCCTTCCTGCGCATGCAGGAGCAAAAGACCGTTCATTTCCTAATCACCTCGTTCGTGCGTGGTATCACACTTGATAATTCAGTGATCATTGTTGACGAATGTCAGAACATGACTGACATGGAACTCAACTCTATTATGACTCGTATTGGTAAGAACTCCAAGATTATCTTCTGTGGAGACTTCCGTCAAACCGACCTAAATAAAAAGAACGACATGTCAGGGTTGCAAAAGTTTATCGCAATTGCTGACATGATGCCATCATTCAAGACGGTTGAATTTTCCGTGAATGATATTGTCAGGTCAAAACTTGTAAAGGAATATATCCTTGCTCGTCTAGAATACGAAGAAAAACATAATTAAGGGCTTGACTTTTCTGTCAATTATAGTATAATGGATATATGATGTTTGAAACAATATATGAATATGAAGATTTTGCCCAATCAACTACGAGCGAAGATGGTGGTAGAGTTTATGTAAATGCCAGTGGCGTTGCATATCCTTCTGCCACCACCGTTCTAGGAGTTCTCTCCCGCGACTCTATCGCTGCTTGGCGAAAGCGTGTTGGCGAAGAAGAAGCAAATAAAATCTCAAGTAAAGCATCAACTCGCGGAACCAAGATTCACACGCTAACCGAAACGTATCTTAAGAACGAAAATGTTAGTGACAAGATTGATGAAGTCAAAGCGTCTATGCTCGACGTTGAGATGTTTAACAAGTTTAAACCTATCTTAGAACCAATCAGCAATATTCATTGTCAGGAACTTGCACTCTATAGTGATCATCTGCGTATGGCAGGTCGTGTCGACTGTATTGCTGAGTATAATGGTAAACGTGCTGTTATTGATTTTAAGACTTCCAACAAGTCTAAGTCGAAATCCTACATCGAGAGTTACTTCATGCAGACAGCAGCATATGCTATCATGTATGAAGAACGTACTGGTATTCCTGTTCCGTGGTTGGTAATCCTAATCGCAGTTGAAGATGATGTTCCTCAGGTATTCATCGAAAAGCGCGACGACTGGGTGAAGAAACTTCTTCGCACTCGCGACTATTATGAAAATGGGTATTATACCAGTGAGTGAACTGTCCGAACAACGGATGGAAATTTGTAGGCAGTGCGAGTTTTTAAAGGCAAAACTGTGCATGAAATGTGGTTGCCTCATGCCAGCAAAAACTAAACTGAATCGTGCATCCTGTCCCATTGGTAAGTGGGGGTCAGTAGGAAAAAAACTTCCTTGGGAAGCATAAAACACTTGACTTCTAAACAAAACTATAGTATAAATAGTATATTAGTTGATGACAGTTGACAATAAAAGCGGAAAGACGAGGGTTCGACTCCCTCCACCTCCACCATCTATGGGGGTGACCTGGATATCGATTTTCGTGTAATAGGAATACCGAGACTAATTGACTGGCAAAGCGCCACAAACTGTAAATGCAAACGATAACGTTGCCTTTGCTCTAGCTGCTTAAGCTAGCATTGGGTTTTTGATAGTTTTTCCTCGAAACAGAATAAAACTATCAACCGTTCTAGTAAGAAGGTGGACCGAGTTTCACTGCGGTTCTGCACTTATAAATATTTGCATGACCTACTACGCCTCTACTTGAAAAAGCACGCATAGTAGGTTTTTTTGTCTTCGGACACCAGTGTGGGGAGTCACTGGATAATACCCTCTCAAGTTTAACAAGTACTAGGAAATAAGATGACTTCCTTTAACAAGAAGTTTTTCAAGTTTCTTTCGATTTTTACAGTATTAGTATATAGTTTATATGGAATCAATTCATATGCTGAAGATGCTATCGAGAGAGATACGAGGGAATATTCCCTCGGCTTTGTAGAAGTAATCCAAGAGATTAAAGAAGATGCGGCAGAAGAAAAAAAGAAAACCGCATTAAGAAAAATTGAAACCCAAAATATACATTTAGCAAATAATCGCGAATTGAAATGTCTAGCAGACAATATTTACTACGAGGCAGGAAACCAGTCAACTCAAGGAAAGTTGGCGGTTGCTGCAGTAACTATCAATCGCGTAAAAAGTCCCAAGTTCCCGAAGTCTGTATGCGCAGTCGTGTATCAGAGAACAAAGCGTGTTTGCCAGTTCTCATGGGTATGCGAAGGTAATAAGACTGTGCGTAGTGCCCAGCAATATTCAGAATCTAAAAAAGTTGCTGAAAAAGTATTGCTTTCTGGGGCAAATCAGGGTATACTTGGACGTAACGTGCTATTCTACCATGCGGATTATGTTAATCCAAGATGGAATCTGAAGCGTGTTGCGAAAATCGGTGATCACATTTTTTATGCAGGATAATAACTTTGAACATGGTAATGGATGGTTCTGAAGTAACCAATGAATTTTTAATTACAAAAGAGTATAATTCAGCAACTGAGTTCTCTCAATTCATAGAGAAACAATCATTCGAGAATGGTATTCCTTGTTTGGATATTCTTCTTGATTATTGTATCAAAAAAGATATTGAGATGGAGTCAGTTGCTGTATTACTCACCACTTCTCTGAAAGAAAAGATTCGAGCAGAAGCAGAAGAACTAAATATGCTAAAGCGTAAATCTGGCGGGAAATTACCACTTTAATGGAAGCGTATGAAGTTTATCGCCTCTACATGGCACTTAAACTACATTTCACTACAGCGTCATATGACATCACCGTTACTAAGGGTGCTGTCAAGTCGTCAGAATCTGCCTTCTTAAAACGGAGAGATGTTTTCCTATTCAGGAAACTGGCGAAGAAATTCGTCGCTCGTCAAGAGATTATCAACTACTTCGTTGCAAACTTTGCAGCAGGTGATACAAACGGCGGCATCTTTAATGCAGATTCTGACGACATCTATGAGAAGTGGAAAGGTAGACAAGATAGATTGTCATACATGTTCACAGATGATATTGGTCGTTTACTCGTAGAAGCAGAGAAGTCAGAGCAAGATCCTTTATTGTCTTACAACAATCAGCATCCAATATTAATAAAGATGTTACTTGGAAAAAAAATTTCACTAGAAACAGTTATTATACTTGACAAACTACTAGATTTCAGGTATAATGTAAATACTGAATTGTTGAACGATTTTATCTGGAATGATTTAAATCTTTTGATAATTAAGTACCGTCCGTTCGTTCGTATAGATCGAACAAAATTCTTTGAACTATGGAATAAGGAGAAAGGCCAAGTGGTCTGTTAGATGAGTAACTCAAGAAGTAAAGACTACTACGGGTCTGAACCCCGAGTAAAAGAAGTACGAAAAGGTGTTGATAAATCAAACAAGCACCGTAAGAACCTGTATAAATACTCTAGTAGGCATGATACAGATGAGTATGATGACTATGATGAATACAATACACAACGCTAATATAAACATACAACGCAAATATAAGGACAATACATATGTCAAATAATACACTATCAGAACTCCGCAAGAATCGCGGAAACTTTGACTCACTCATGAAAGCAGTTGAGTCAATCGCAAACCCATCAAATGAAAAGCGTGGCGATGATGATCGCTTCTGGAAACCAACTGTCGATAAGGCAGGTAATGGTCAAGCAGTTCTTCGCTTTCTCCCTGCACCTTCTGGTGAGGAACTTCCTTGGGTTCGCGTCTTTGATCATGGTTTCCAGGGACCAACTGGAAAGTGGTATATCGAAAACTCGTTGACCACAATCAACAAACCAGATCCCGTCGGCGAACTGAATTCCGAACTTTGGAACTCAGGTATCGAAGCGAATAAG